CTTTGATCGTTCTATTCTAAAACCAAATAACTCGGCCATAATATCTCCAAATATTCTCTTTGTCTTACTATTTAGTAAGAAAAAATATCTGTTTTCAAAATTATGCTACGTTTGGACCACTTCCACCAGTACCTAAACCACCAGTGATAAAGTGCATATACCTCCAAGTAACATCAAAAGTCTCAATTTCAGTTGCTTGTTCAGCAGCAAGATCAATCTGAGAAATTGATGTTGGCCAAGCAGAGATAAATTTATACTCTTTAAGCAGTTTATTATCTCTGTCTAGATGTTGCACATACAAATCTGTTTGATAAACAGCAGGATCAACAACACCAGTTGCATCAGCTAATTCATTAACACCATTCATCCAGCGTTCAATTGTAGTACGAACACCAAAATCAGCGTCATTAAAGAATGTAGTTGTCCAAGCATCATCAAAACTTCTGTCACCAGCAAGGAAAATCTGTCTTCCCCTAAAAGCAACAGGAATTTCTGACAAAGTTTGGCCTGGAAGATTAGTAGCCCTACACATCATTGACATTTTGTTTGGGTCATAAGCACCCTGGCCTGTTTCCGATCCAGAATTTTGTCCGAATGCGGGAGCAGAGGGCCCGTGAGCGCCAGCAAAAGATGGCAAAGTCATAACAATTTTAAATTGATTATTTCTTGCACCGCCAAATTTCATGGCAGCCTTAAAGTCTGTAATTAATGCCATGATTAACCTCCCACTTCGCTAAACGAAATACCCGTTCGAGCAGCAATAAAGTTAAGTGAAATAAAGTTAATTGAACGAGCGGGTTTAATATAGATATCACCTTTAAACTCATTTCGATCAACAACTTCTGGGGTATTGTTGGTTGCATCACAAACTACTTTAAAGTCGGTAATCCCTCGCCGTCCTTGAATATCTCTCAAGAAAGGTTCAGTCATTGACCTAAATTGTGCCTGCGTAAACTCATCATTCAACTCAAAGAGTTGGAACTTAGCAGCTTCTGCAATAGCACGTTCTAGTACCAAGAACAACCTACGCACGTTAATGCGGTCAAATGCACTTGGTTTGGAAAGAGCAGTCTTATCACCAAACAAGGTAACACCTTGGCCGGGGAAATTGACTACAGGATTAATCCGAGCACGATAAAGTATATCACGTTGACTTTGTTTTGGATTGTATGAGAGTTTTACTGCCCCTCGTACAAGTCCTCTGTTCAATCCAGCAGGAGAGAACCAAGTCTCTGCGACATTATCAGCATTAGCACAAAGTCCAGCAGTATCACCATTTAATGGTACATGACGATATACATCATTATACTTGTCATACATGTATTTGTAGGCACTATCGTATACCATGTAAGATGAAGAAGGACAAAGGTCAAATGCTTCTTTAACATTTTTAGTTGCAGTAATCGCACTTGCGACATTAACAGTTGCAGCACGATATGGAGAAACAAACCCTACGCAATCCTTACGAGTATCGCAAAGAGCGGTAATCATTGTTACATGTGTATCCATTCCAGCTGCAGTATTTGTAACACCTGAACTTGGACCACCGATAACTAGATCAATAGTTTGTGTTTCTTTATCTTCAAATTCGTCATAAGCAAGTTCTAACTCACCAGCAGTAACTGCATAATCATCTGTTCCACTAGCAAGAGAACTACCAGCTGGAATATTAAGCGCTGTATAAGTAGCAGTTACGTCCGTACCCCAGTTACCAGAACCACCAGTTGTTTGATGATCCATCCAGTATACCCACTGTGAACCACGATAGATAACATCAGGATAATAATTAGAACCACCCTGAGCAGTTTTAGAAACAGGGTTTTTAGACATATTTGCCCAAGTTTCTAGGACTGAATTACCACGTTGTCCAGCAACATCATTGTCAGAACCAGAAATATCACCAGTTCTATCATATACTACAACGTGAATTTCATCATTAGATCCACGACCATTATCAGTCGCCCACTGTGATGTGCCTGGTGCAGCATCAAAAAAGTCATAGAACCTCCAACGCCGGCGGACAAAGCTGTCATCTGCAACAGCAGCAGCAAGTCCCTTAGCATTAGGATCGTCCTTTTGACGAATTGTGTAGACATTTGAAGAAATCGAAACAACTTCGTATTCAATACCTTCATGTCCAGTAAGATCCGCAAATGCAGTAGCATCAGAAGATGCATCAGCACTTGAGAACGAAATGAAGTCACCAGCAAAAACTGAATTAGCTATACCAGCATCCAGTGTAATTGTGGTGTCACCTGCTGCAGCAGCAGCATCATTAACTAGGTCTGTTAGATTTTGTTCAAAAGCATTAGCTGAAGCACACATGGAAACTCCTAAAGAGTTTCCCCATGTTCCAGCAGATCGTGCGGCCCACTCTCCAACTGATGCTTCACCAGCAGAGTATGAATTAGAATAATGATCCGTATCACGAATAAGTATTGCAGTACCAGATGCAACAGCATTGACTACAGCAGATTCGCAACGGACAACCTTCAAGGAATTACCATATTGTAAGAAATTTGCAGCGCAAAACCACCACTCAAAATTTGAAGCATGTGGTTTTCCAAAGACTTCTACGAGTTCATTTTCAGAACCGATACTAACTACCGATTTAACTGGTCCTTGTTTAAAGGGCCCGCAAATCGCTCCAGTAGAAGTACCTAATTGCGGTACTCTATTAGTAGCATCTGTCTCACGAACATGAACGCCGGGAGAAACGAGAAATGC